ACCTACAGTAACAACATCTGTAGGATCTGAACTAATCATCGAAACTTTAAGACTATTGCCCCAAGCACCTGGTGATCTAGCACCGAATGATCCTCTAACTGAAGCCTGACCTCCACTAAACGGTCCATATGTTCCATCACCTACTTGATAAGAAGTAGTATTCGGAATAAGTTGACCTCCAGTAACACCGGTAGCATTTAACATACCAGACTGGAGACAACGCACAACTTTTAATTGATTTGCATAACCCAAAAAGTTCGCAGCCGAAAACCAATATTCAAAATTTGAAGTGGTCGGCTTACCAAAACTTTCTACTAACTCTTCCTCAGAACCAACAGTAATAATTTCATTTACATAACCTTCTGTTGCCACAATAGCAACAGCGCCTATACTAGACGGTTCACTGGATACTACCGTAGTTAAATCTTTTTCTTTTATTTGTACACCTGGCGAAACCATGTCTACCATTTTCTTTCTCCCTATAGATATATCTTTTAATATTGATGTCCTAGGCCAGTCGCCTTCGCATCAATCTCTGTTCATAGGTATAACAAAAATTATTTCAATTCTTTCTCAAGTTATTTATGATTTTGAGTTTTTCCAATAACCAGACCGCACACTATTACTAAATATAAATGTAAACTTAATATGCTAACTGGTTGTTATTTATGAAAACTGATGGTAGAGACAAACGTAGACGATGGTTAAAAACCCAATTATCAAAACACATTTGTAATTGTGGTGAACAACAATCACACAGATTAATGTTTTATCCTTATCATAAAAAAATACGACATCTTAACTTACGTTACGGATTAAAACATTCTAAACGATTTGAAATTGAACACTTCATACACGAAAGTTCTGTGATGTGTTGGAATTGTGCTGCAGATCAAAAAGAAGATTTGGCTATGTTTCCTGATCTTTAACGTCTTTCTTGCTCAAAGAAATCTGGATACTCTTTAGCAGGATGCCAGAAGTCTCCATCCTCATCCACAAAGGGAGCATCATCAGCATAATGTATGCCATCATCTATAAAACCAAACGGAGCCATATCTTGTTCCATAGCCTGTTGTTGACTTTCAAATAAACGTCTACGAATATCATCATCCGTCATCTCTTTAAAATACTGTTGGTTAGTCAACCAAGCAAAAAATACCAAACACATCATTAAGTCATCAGAAGCACCTTCATCTGCTTGAAAGGAAGGACCCTTTTGAATAAAATTAGACATCTCTACTACCACATCAAAATCACAGATTAAAAGTTTATCTGATTCTATTAATGTCTTTAAGTTAGAACAACCTACCTTCTTTACAGACTTCGTTGTTCTTACTCCTAATTCACTAGTTCCGTCTCCAAATCCCCCTGATACTATTTGACCTAAACGACCCCTTGTTTGACACATAATAATATTTTCATACTGTAAATCGTGATGAAGAGCATCAGCTACCTGTCCCCCAATATCATTTATCTCTATTAATAAATAAGCTTCATTGTATGCTTTAGCTACACCATAAATTACTTCAGGAAATATGAGAGGTAAAGGCAGAATAATCTTTAGCTCCACCTCGTGCTACATCTACTGTAATACAATACTGCGAATCTTTTTTTGGATTTTCATGCACATCAAAACCTGCATTAGATTCTATAGGATCTTTTGTAGGAATCGTTTGTATTTTGGTGGGCGAAATAAGAGTATCTATAGAACCTAAGAACGAACATTCAAACTCTTGTAAAAATTGTTGTTCACTAGTGTTACGAATTGTCTCCTCTTTCCATTCTTCATCACGACCTGGAACTTCTTGCCATGCCACTTCTATAGGTATAAAATTATTCTTATCATTAACCGCATCAGTCCACATCTTATAAAACATATTCATACCATGTGGTGTAGATACGATAATCACCTTTGATGTCTGACCAGCAGTAATCGTAGGATACACAGAACTAAAAAACTGTTCGGCTATGTTGGAGGGAATAAAAGCGAACTCATCAAGAAATATAATATTATAAGAACCGCCACGTACCGCAGATGCGGACGTACTCGCCGCAATAATTTTAGAACCATTTTCTAACTCCAGTGAACCTTTGTTCCAATTCATTACCCCCTGTTGTAACCATGCTGGTAAATGTTCGTAAGCCAATTGAAATCTCCCCAACAAATCTCGAGCTGTCGCTGCTTTGTTGGCGAGGATAGCTACGTTTACAGTTTCATTAAAGATAACGTAGTGGATGAGATATGATATAATCGTAGTAGATTTACCAGATTGTCTCGGCAATTTACATATTGTAAATCTATTAGCATGAAACGTATCTATCATAGTTTTCTGAAAAGAATAAAGTGTAAAGGGTACCAACCCCTCATCAATACTTCAGGTGCAGTATAAGAATGATCTATGGCAGCTGGTTTAAGATTAGGATTACCTTTATAATTTGTTTCCATTTTTATTGTCTTATATCTTCTGGCAACGGCGTGTATTCTGTTAAGGTGATACCTTCTATATGAGTATAACCTAATTGTGTTGCTGCCTTTACTCTTGAATTACCCTTATGTACCAAATAATTTTTTCCCACACATCCGTCTAATCTATAAAGGGCTCCGCCTGCTCCGTATCGTGGGGCCTGAGTTCTATCTATCTCATAGACCTCTATCGGATTAATCATTACTCCTGTTTCTAAAACATCCTCATTTACTTCTCTGTCAGGAATAAATGCCAACTCTGCTATATTAAAATATTGACTATTCTTTGGTTTGACTTTCGATTTGAGTGTATTCATTTTCGTTTTTCAACAGAGCTTGCAATTCTTTAGTTGATCCTATAAACAAGGCATTAGTAACATTACGTGGAGCATGATCCGGAATTTCTTTAAGACGTTTCATTTTCTCTTGAAGATCAGCTAATCTTTCTGTAACTTCTGAAACAGTTTTAATCAATTGACCAGCTACTTCATATGTTCTCGGATGCTCACTTTCTTTAGCAAGATCAAGGATGCCAGTAATAGCATCTTGTCCACGCTCTATTAAATTATAAAAATTTTCACGACTGTACTTATAATCAGTTTCTGCATCTTCAAAATTATCAGGCGGCCTGGGTATAACAGGCTTCTTGGGTTCTAAAATTTGTTCAGTTATATTTGCCGCCGTAATTCCTAAAGCATTACTTATCTTCGCATCAATTTTTTCCATTAAACCCACTCACTAATTGTTTCATTAAATCCAAAATTATCATCAGCATCTGGTGCAGTAGTTACTGTTGTTGTAACTTTCTGTACTCTCGTTGGAGCAGCATCTTGCAAATCAGTATACGTTTTAACTTGAGCATCTGTAATAGGTTTGTCTGTAGTAACTGGACCATACACATAAGTTTTAGCTGTGAAATTAAAAGTATAGATGATCGCTCGACGTTCTGTAAAACTTCCTGTATAAGTATCTTCATAATTAACACTGTTTAAAACAATAGGCACATCTCTAATCGTATCCATCTCTGGAACTTCTTTAATGGAAACTGTATATTCTGGTTGAAAAAATGGTAGTATTTGTTCTACTATCTGAATACCATCATCAGAATTTTTAGCCATAACAAATAATTCAAAAGATAAATTCCAAGCAACTGGAATATATTGTACACTCATTTCTTTTAATTTTTTATCATCAGTATTAGCTACCGCTCTTTTCTTTATGATTCTATTCAATTTACGAGAAGGATCATAATCCAAACCGGCTATTTCAAAACCTATTCTAGGAAGAGTTATAGCAACCTTTTGATCTAAATTTGGATCAGCTTCTAATCGTATAATAAATTTTTGTTTAGGCCCATAAGCCAACGGCACTTTGAGTGTTTGCACCACAACACCTGCAGCATCTTTTCTTGTAATGATAATATCATTAAACAAGCTACCAAAAGCAACAATAGCTTTTCGTATTGTTTCGTTATAAAAATAAGTACCTAACATCTATCATCTCCTATATACTTTGTGAAGGTTCCCCAAATGGATTCGTTTCTGTAAAATCTAATATAAGTTCAGCTTCTGTTTCAAATAATGCATTATCTGATTGAGGATCTTGTGTTGCTAAACTGTAAGCCTCTTGAATAAGGAAGAACGAATAGTAAGTATCGGAATCTTCCAAAAGAAGTGACGTACCTGCTGCTGTAGTTTCTGCTAAGAGATACGAACTATCTTCAAGTATAATACTAGAAGCAGTTGGCGGCCACGGCGTACCCGGTGGATCCTGTTCATATATAGTACCCCACTCCTGACCAATCCTTTCATTAAATGCCACCTGATTTTCAAGAGAAAATTCATATCCAGATGCATCTGTACTTCGCTTGGCTTCGATAGCATCAATTGCTGTAATACCAGTATCCAGACGTTCACTAGAGTATTCCCAACTTTGACAATATAATTTATATACCGGCAAATTATTTACTTGATAAAAAGGATCATCGTGATCTACAAAAGTTATCTCCCACATTCTTTTAACAGTGGGAAAATATAT